AAATTAAATTGTCAAACATATTGGCACTCACGAAATATCAACCATTGTTTGGCGACAAAAGGTCCAAGACACACTGGTTAACATTTATGAAAGGAGTGAGCTAAATGATCACGCAGAATAAATGGCTGCTAGAAACAGCCTGCATAACAAAAAAGACCGATCTAAGCTGCAACTCAGATCAGTCAATAATCAAAAAAACGTTCAAGCGAATCCTAACACAGAAAGGAAAATAGAGCAATGGAATTAGTTAAAGCACGTGAAATGAAACGTCGCATTTATGCACATGACCACTTACTGACTGACACGTTGTGGGTTAACGGTGATCCTGAATCAATGGAGTACAAGAACTGTGCTCAAGCATTCAAGAATCGCGAAAAGATGACGGCAGAATTCAACCGCTTAATGGGGTGGAGTTATGAATCAGGATATTAACTGGGACGCCACTACTGAACAACAGGATGACTTGAACCCAGATAACCACTACTTTGGACCATACACGAGGGAGGAGAACGAATGACACCAGTAGTATTCGATGGTTTCGCAGAAACCAAAAGGAATCTAGAAGACGAACTAGCACCATACAAATCGCTTATCATTTCAGACGTTAAGAACGGCAAGAAAACACGAGCTAGTTTGCGTAAATTAGCTAAGCAAGTCAACGATCGCAAGAAAGAATTGAAGCGCCCGTACGTTGATGCAATGAAGCCAATGGAAGATCAGGCTAAAGAGTTGATTGCACTGATTGATGCGGTTGTGAAGCCTATTGACGATCAGATTAAATCGATTGAGTCAGAAGAACGCCAGCAACGCATCGGTCGCTTGAAAGCCTTAATTGCTGACATGGCGTTTAGTTACCACATTGACCCATATCAGGTCGATATCAAACCAAACTGGGCTAACAAGTCGATTGGCGATCTGGAACTCAAGCGCCAGATTGCAGAGGAATTGTCTTTGATGGTCAAGTATGGCAAGGGCGTGTTACCTGATGGCATCAATCGTGTTAATGGTGCATTAGTGAGTGACGATGGTGAGATGGTACAGAAACACTTGCTGACTGTCTATGTAACCAATGAGCAATTGAAGACGTTGCTAAGTGACCTTAATGTTGCGCAGGTACCTTATGAGAAGTTGGAGGTAAATAGATGGCAGAATCAACGTTGACAAAAATCCAAAATGAGTTGAAGGCTCCAAAAGGACAACATAATAAATTCGGTAATTACGATTATCGAAGTGCAGAAGATATTCTGGAAGCACTCAAACCACTATTAGCCAAACACAATGCTCAACTTACATTGACGGATAAACCTGTCATGGTTGGCGAATGGCATTATATCGAAGCCACTGCTCGACTTGTTGTTGACGGAAACGAGATTGCTAATACTGCATCTGCCCGTGAATCACCAACTAAAAAAGGAATGGACGACAGTCAGATTACGGGTACTGCTAGTTCTTACGCTCGTAAGTATGCGCTGAACGGTCTGTTTCTGATCGATGATACAAAAGATGCTGATACGAACGAATATCAAAAAAACACAAAACGAACAACTCGTAGTGCGAAGCAATCCGCAAGCGCAAAAAAAGAAAATGCTCTTAGCAACTTCAAAGTCGTATATGCCCAGTATGTGAAAAATGTGGGGAAAGAAAAAGCTACTGCTGAATATAATTTGTTGAAAGAAAAATTAAAAGTAGATGCAAAGCCTACGGATGCGCAGCTCAACAAACTGACTATCGAGATTAATAAATTGATGGAGGAAAAGTAAATGTTAAATAGAGCAATTTTGGTTGGGAGACTCACACGTGATCCAGAGATGCGGTATACAAGTGATGGAACTGCAACAGTTTCATTCTCACTTGCAGTAAATCGGCAATTTAAGAATAAGCAAGGCGAAAGAGAAGCAGATTTTATTAACTGTGTAATTTGGCGAAAAGCTGCTGAAACATTCTGTAACTATACACATAAGGGATCGCAAGTTGCTATTGATGGTCGAATTCAAACAAGAAATTATGAAAACAGTGAAGGAACCAGAGTGTACGTAACAGAAATTGTTGTTGAAAATTTTAGCTTCTTGGATAGTGGTAATGGTTCAGAAGGTAAAAATAAAGCATCAAGCAAAAGTGGTCCATTTGCAGGCAATGGCGAATCAATTGATATTTCAGATGATGATCTTCCATTCTAGGTGATCACATGGGAAAACTATCTTACACGAAAGTAAAACATCGATTGGAGCGTGAACTAAATATGCCAATCGATCTGCTGAATAAAGGCTATCCGATTACGGAAGATGAGTACAAAGAAATAAAAAAAGAATTTGAACGCAAGATCGAGCTGTGGAAAGCAAACATGGCACTTGATCAGTTGCCGTTCTGAAAGTGAGGTGAGTGCATTGGTAAATGGAGCTTTCCAAACGAGTAGGGAGATATTTGAAAGCACTATTTGGACAGACGTGGTAAAGTTCAGAATTTTCTTCTATATCTATGGTAATGCTGTATTTGCCAAAGAGGGAACGAACGTTGCGGGCATCCATTTAAATCGTGGTCAATATCTTAGATCTTATCGTAATCTACAAAATGATTTGGCATTTAAGGAAAAACGGTCCTACAAAATATACCCACTAACGACGCTTCAAAGGAAAATTAATGAACTCGTTCAGGAAAAACGAATCGAAATTCAGGGCACTGATTACGGAACACTATTCACGGTCGTTAATTACGATGAGTACCAAGGGTTTGAGCGATACGAAAAAAGTCTAGTGGAACGGAACCGGAACGGAACCGGAACGGAACCGGAACAATATCGGAACAATAATAAGAAAGATAAGAAAGATAAGAAAGATAATAATACATCATCTAGCAATGATGGTAAGTCAAAAGTTGAACAGAATTTTGAATTGCTTTGGAAACTGTATCCACGAAAAGAAGGCAAGGACGTTGCGAGAAAAGCATACAAACGTGCTATCAAGAATGGAGCTACAAACAAAGCAATACAAGATGGCATAGTTGCTTATCGAAAACTTGTTGCCAGTGAGGGACGTGATAAGCAATATATCCGTCAAGGTGGTACATGGTTCAACCAAAAAGGCTGGGAAGACGAATATCAGACTGAATTGCCAGCTGATACGTCTGAACAGTCGAGACAATCTGCTACTGACATGAATGATCTGGATAAACAGCAAGAAGAAAACTTACGTCGAGCAGAGGAAAAATATAGAAAGGAGCACCCAGAACTGAATGAATAGTGAAATTGAACAGTCAATCATTATTGCACTCCTACATGATCCGGAATTAACGGAAACAATATCTATTAATTCAGATTGGTTTGTTGATCAAAATTATCGAGCATTGTTTGAAGCGCTCAATGAACTACATGGAACTGATACCAGTCTGTTATCCATTTGGGGTAAAGCTAGATCAATAGACAAACGTTTTGGACTTAGTTATGACAACTTGAATGAATTACACCGGCTATATATTACAGCCGCTAACTTGCAGTCTGACGTTGCAGCATTGCATAAGTTAGCCATGAAACGTGATTTAGACAATGCGATCGAGAAATATCGACAGAATCCATTTGGAGACACTAGACAGGAGTTAACAGATGCCCTGAACCACTTGAACCAAGTTGGTGAGGACGTGGACACTGGAAATTTAACAGAAACAGCAAAGGAGTTGGATTATATGCTAACACATGCCGCACCGGCCGGAATTAAAACATACCCTAAACTGGACAAGTTACTGTCTGGTGGGTTGTATGGCTCTATGCTGCTAACCATTGGTGCTAGACCATCAGTTGGTAAGACTGCATACAGTGTGAACCTTGCCTATCAAATCATGGACAACGACAAAGAAGTACAGGTGGATTACTTCACGCTGGAAATGAGTAAGCGTGAAATGTTGAATCGCTTCGTTAGTCGTCAATCTGGTGTGACTTCCCAACTGTTACGCAATCCGGCTGAAAACTTAAGCGATATCCAGAAGTCGATTATCCGCCAAGGAATTGATTGGGTGAAAGACCATAAATTGCACGTATACGACAAGTTACCAACACTGGCTGGAATTACTCGAACAATCAAGAAGAATGCGTCTAAGGCACAATCTGGCAAGTATGTGGCGATCATAGACTACGTTGGATTGGTCAGTGTACAGAGTGGACGTGATCGGTGGATTGAAGTTGGCGAAATTACGCGGCAGTTGAAAGTGTTAGCGAATCAATTCGATGTACCAATCGTTGCACTAGCGCAATTGAACCGGGGAATTGAGACGCGTACTGATAAGACACCACAACTTAGTGATCTACGTGAGTCCGGATCAATTGAACAGGATAGTAACGTGGTGGCGTTTCTATATCGGCCGAACCCGAAAGAACGTGACATTGAGCAGTTAGTGATCCAGAAGAATCGTGAAGGTTCATTAGGTCGGATTGACTACCACTTCAATGGCGGTGAGATGTTGTTTCAGGAGTTGAACACCTAATGGCCTATATGGACTACCACGAGTACAAACGGTTGATGAAATACGGAGATTATCAGGAATCACGGGCAGTCAAAGTGTATCTGTCGAGAGCAGCACATTACAGCCGAATGAAGAAGCGAGCCGAGACAATCAACGCTGATCATCCTAGCGATTTGATGGCAGGCTATATAGATCGTTTTGAGCGATTACGAGTGGAATCAGTATGGAAAGCATTCTGGATTGCAGAAGCAGAGCAGGAACAACAATGGCGATACATTGAAGATGTTAACCAGTTTCTTACTGATGGTGAGCAACTATTCGGTGGACTCGAAAATTTTAGCGAAACAGATCAATTAAAGATTGAGTTGTCAGAACTATACAAAGAACTAGAACAGGAACAACAGAAAGGTGAGTGGAGAGACTGAAAGAGATTGAGATGACATTGCCGATTGAACCAGTACAGCAAGTGCGCCCACGCGCACGTCGCATTAAAAACGGCATTAGTATGTATGATCCCAAAAGGGTTAAAAATTATAAAATTTTAGTTGGTAAAATTGCTGGCGACAAGTATACGAGTGAGCCATTGAAAGGCGACTTAATAGTTGATCTAACTTTTGCACGGCCGATTCAAAAATCAATCACTAAATCAGAGCGTCTGAAACGTATTTCAAATGAGCATAGGCCGCATATGAAGCCAGACGTCGATAACTATATTAAATCTACTTTAGACGGCTTAAATGGCGTGTTATGGGACGATGACGCGCAGATTGTTGATCTTAATGCACACAAGGTTTATGACGTGATCCCACATGTGGATATTCGTGTTGTTGAAATTGCGGATTATTGATCGCGGTTTAATCAAGAAAAATAAACTAAATTCGTCCTTTGGACACAGAATCGATTTTAAAACCAGAATTACACACGTCAGAGCACACTGTGGGAACTTTAATCGTGTTCGAGGGTAAATGTACCAGAAGATAAAACAAGCTCTTAGAACGCCTATTACAGGCTTATAAATTAAACATAAAATTTGGAGGAATTTATCATGACAGAATTAAAAGACAACAGCATTGAAGTGCCAGCTATGCTAGCTGATGTACATCCAACACCAAAAGGTGTAACTAAGGTGAATTTTGAAGTTGAGACAGAATTGCTTGACGGTCATATTGGGGAACTAGCTAATCTGCTTAATTACAACATTGTGTTAAAGATTACGCCTAACCAAACGGAGTTGGATACGGACAGTGTAAAAAAAGAAGCAGACGGCCAGACTGACTTGCTGGAGGAAGACAATGACGAAAATTGATATGGAGGCTCTGCATAAGTTAGAAAGTGAATATCCTAATCTGAAAGGATTACCACGAGATGATCCACGTTTAGCTGCAATACGCGAACCCCTTGAACTTGATGAAACTGTGAGCCGTAGGCGGCCGAACACGGTCAGAATTAATAAGATAATTGATCAAGAAAAAGAAGCGGCGCATGGAACAACATGCCAAGGAACATGCTAAGACCACGCTAGACGCACATAAAAGCAGGGAGAAGAAGTGAATGATTATTAAAACATTAAAAAGATTATTAGGTGTAATTTTGTCAATTTGTCTATACAGCTTAATAGTGTATTTGTATGCGTCACCTCATGTGACGGTAGGTAAATACATTCTTTTATTTTTCGCAATTCCTGTTATATTTGCTATCTTTATAGGATTGATGCGGCTTATTGGGTGGCTTTTTAAGTAAGGAAGTGATAAATGATGCCAGATGAGAAACGACGTATTGAGAGTTGTATGCGAACTAATGGTTATCAAGGCCATATGATTAGATTTAACAAAGCACCTCGTGGTGAATATCTGTATTATGTTCGCTGGAATGACGGTAAAAAATATTTGGTTGATGTTGACCGGCCCAAGGTTAATGAGATGAGGGAAGACTATGTGGGAGAAGATTAAAACGGCACTGTGGGGAATTATTAGGTATATAGAGTTATTGGGTGTCATCTGTGTTGGAGCATACGTTATTTACACCATTTTTGAATGGATTGTGAATCTAATCCACTAAAAAAACGCCCACCAAACGGTGAACGTAGTGATAACACTTCTTATTAATATAATTTATATGGTAACTAAATTATACCATATAAGGGGTGTCAGAATTGGGACTATTTGAACAACAAACGATTTTTTCTAGCCACATCGACAAAGAGAAGACGCAAAGAAACGTAAAACGATTGTTGAAAGATGAATTGCC